CTCCGCCTAAATATGAAAAGAAGAGTCTGGACTATAAGTCTAGTCAAGCTGTTGTCTTCGAGTTACTCGTAGTTCGCATAACCTGCAAAAGAAGCAGGCGCGTCCCACCAACGTACTCCAGGCATCCCGGCTTTAGCCGCAAGAAGTACTAACCAGTTTTCAGTTGGTATTGTACGTCTAGGAGCTTCGTTAAACTTAAAGCTCATCGCATAAGCGGTAGAGTCTTTATATAAGTTAACAGCTTCTAAGATAGGCATACCATATTTGGCTGCTTTGTATAGTCGATCTTCAAGGTCGTCTAAACGATCTTGTGGGTCGGTATCCCTTAACAGGATATCCTCGGCTATACTACGTCTTTGTGCCATTATTACTGGATTATCACCCAATGGGGATAAATCTAGTATAGTGAACGCAAATTCGTCTATCTTTGCATCATAAGTTGATACCACTTGTTTAGTGATAGCTAAAGCCTTTAAATAGGCAGTTTCACTCATATAAGGGATCAGCTCGTCTCGTGCGAGTTCTAGTCTAGTATCAAATTCTGATAACGTAGATTCTAGAATCGTATAAGATTCACCTTTCAGCATTTCGACCACGCTTTGCATAGTCTGATGCAGTGGTATAGAAGCCTTTTTAGGCTCTATAACATCCTCCTCATTATGAGGATCTATCAGTACACTAATTGCATATTCTAGCGATTTATTATCCGATTTGGTTAATGATCCTAAAATAGCTAAAAGCGCATGATGTGCGCCAGCCTTAAGAGGTTTGGTCATATCATGACTTCCACGGGCTATAACGGCTGCAATTGCAGTCCGAGATAGCTGGATTCGTCTAAGAGCTAATCGCAAGATTAGTCCAACTTTTCCGGGTAATGAATCTCCTTTAAGGAATTCATTCCATGATAACCCTGAGACATCTTCACCGCTTAATGATGTTCGCTTAGCAAACTCAAAAGCAGGAATAGTCGGGGCAGGTATAGATTTGGCAGGGTTTGCACCCACGCCTAAAAGATCTAGTATTTTACAATACTCAAGATAAACATCTTTATCAAAGATAACGATGTCATCTCCAAGGATCTCATATAAATCATACCATAACTCCTGTTTTCCTTTGCATCTAGAAACTGCAAATTGCAGAATCATATGATGTGTTAAGGCTAACATAGCCCAGGAACTTAAGGCTCCCATTGGTTGCCCAACAGAGTATTTGTAGAAACCAGGAACTAATTCAGGATAGATATCCGTGATCTTAGAACTGTTTAACACATAATCTCTTTCTACTAACAGATTTCGCCAGGCATCACTTAATGCTTTAGAAAATAACGTCGTTAATACACTTTGTTGTAAAACAATAGGTAAACGATCGGTCGCACTGCTAAGGTCAACTGACCATGCATGTCCCCGACGCAACGCTTTCTCCATAGATCGCGCTGCCGAAGCATCTTGATCCAAGGTTCCATCGTTAGGTAGAGCCCCTAATATTCTAAATAAATAAGAATGTAGAGGTTTTAAGAATGACTGTGTCCAAACATCGACAATAGCGAAAACACGAAGTTTTCCGGCAGCTTCTTCTTTCAAAGAAAGCTGACCACCTTTAAGATTTACATCTGAAGGGCTAGCAAATGTCCACGTTCGTTGATCCGGTAGGAATGTTTTTCGAACAATTCC